TGTTATACCGTTCCTCAAAAAGTTTGAGTCAACTGTCCGATGCTGTACACAGAATGGCATCAGAGGTGGATCAGCGACAGTACACTTCCCAATCTGGCACCAAGAAATCGAAGACATCATCGTCCTAAAAAATAATAAAGGAACCGAAGACAATCGTGTTCGTAAGTTAGACTATAGCATTCAATTCAGCAAACTGTTCTATGAACGTTTCATTCAAGACGCAGAGATCTCACTCTTCTCTCCCCATGATGTTCCTGGTCTGTATGATGCTTTTGGCACTGATAGATTTGACGAGTTATATGTGGGTTATGAACGAGATTCATTTGTTCCAAGAAAGACTGTCAGAGCTCAAGAACTCATTCTCAATCTTCTAAAAGAACGTGCAGAGACAGGTCGTGTTTATATTATGAACATTGACCACTGCAACAGTCACTCCTCATTCAAAGACAAAGTTGAGATGTCTAACCTTTGTCAAGAGATCACTCTACCAACCTATCCTCTGCAACATATTGATGATGAACATGGAGAAATTGCTCTGTGTATTCTCTCTGCAATCAACGTTGGTAAAGTAAAGTCTGATGATGAACTTGAAGATCTTTGTGATCTTTCTGTTCGTGGTCTTGAGGAGTTGATTGATTATCAAAAGTATCCAATCATTGCAGCAGAAGTTGCTACTAAAGCACGTCGTTCTCTTGGTATTGGATTTATTGGTCTTGCACATTACCTTGCTAAACTTGGTTTCAACTATGATTCTCAAGAAGCATGGGATGCAGTTCATGGACTTTCGGAGTCCTTCCAGTATTATCTGATTAAAGCATCTAACCAACTTGCTAAAGAAAAAGGTCATTGTGAATACTTCGGTCGCACCAAGTATGCTGATGGAATTCTTCCAATTGATACATACAAGCAAGACGTAGACGAAATTTCATCCACTCCTTTGCAACATGATTGGGAATCTCTTCGCGCATCTGTCCTGGAACACGGGCTACGACACAGCACACTGTCCGCACAAATGCCTTCGGAGAGCAGTTCCGTTGTGTCAAATGCAACCAATGGAATCGAACCACCCCGTGATTTCTTGTCCATTAAGAAATCCAAGAAGGGACCTCTCAAGCAGATTGTTCCTCAATACCACTCTCTTAAGAACAATTATACGCTTCTTTGGGAAATGGAGTCTAATCGTGGTTATATTAATGTTGTTGCTGTGATGCAAAAGTTCTTTGACCAAGCAATTAGTGGCAACTGGTCTTATAATCCAGAGAACTATCCAGATAACGAAGTCCCAACTTCAGTCATGGCAAATGACTTTTTAACTACATATAAGTACGGTTGGAAGACCTCTTATTATCAAAATACCCATGACATGAAGAACGACGAAGTTCAGGAGGAAAAGAAAGAAAATCTTGATGATCTGTTAAAAGAATTAAGTTCAGTAGAGGAGGGACAGTGTGAATCCTGTGCAATTTAAAGTTTCGTCTGTAGATGACAGTAGTTTAGTAAAAGGAATGACTGTTTTTAATACACAACAAGTAAACACCAAAAAACAACCAATGTTCTTTGGTGCTCCTCTTGGGATTCAAAGATACGATTCTTACAAGTATCCAATTTTTGATAAACTTACAACTCAACAACTGGGGTATTTTTGGAGACCAGAAGAGGTCTCTCTCCAGAAGGACCGTGGAGACTATCATACACTTCGTCCTGAACAGAAACATATCTACACTTCTAACCTGAAGTACCAGATCATGCTTGATTCTGTTCAGGGACGTGGACCTGGTATGGCATTCATTCCCTATTGCTCTCTTCCCGAACTGGAAGCATGTATGGAAGTGTGGGGATTCATGGAGATGATCCACTCCCGTTCGTACACCTACATCATCAAAAACGTTTATTCAGACCCCAGTGAGGTGTTTGATAAGATTGTCACCGATGAGCGCATTCTAGAGCGTTCTAAAACGGTTACAGAGGCATATGATGACTTCATCCAATCCGCTCAAACTTACGGTTCTGGCAATCAATGGCAGCATCAATTAGAGGGAGTTTATTCTGCAAAAGAAACTCTGAACGACGTTAAGAGAAAACTCTATCGTGCTGTTGCGAATGTCAACATTCTGGAAGGTATTCGCTTCTATGTTTCTTTCGCATGTTCTTTCGCATTTGGTGAACTGAAACTGATGGAAGGATCCGCTAAGATCATCTCTCTTATCGCAAGAGACGAAAACCAGCACCTTGCTATCACCCAAAACATTCTGAACAAGTGGCGTGATGGTGATGATCCTGAAATGAAGCAAATCATGAAGGAGGAGGAAGAGTGGACCTATAAGATGTTCGACCTTGCTGTAAACGAAGAGAAACGCTGGGCAGATCATCTATTCAAGGATGGATCTATGATTGGTCTTAATGATAAACTTCTCCAGCAGTATGTTGAGTGGATTGCCAATCGTCGTCTTAAGGCAATCGGTTTGACTCCTCAGTATGATATTGCTGCTAAGAACAATCCATTACCTTGGACACAGCATTGGATCTCCTCCAAAGGTCTTCAGGTTGCGCCACAAGAGACTGAGGTTGAATCTTATGTTGTGGGTGGAATTAAGCAGGATGTGAAAAAGGATACATTTAGTGGTTTTAAACTGTAATAATAAATGTAAACTCATATAGATAGGGGAGGTAATACCTCCCTTTTTTATTGTGTCAAAAAATCAACTAAAGAAAGACGAATTTAAGATTCGTGTGTTAAAATTAAAAAATGAATTACAAGAAGAAGGATACTCTGAAGGAGTATCTCACCTTGCAAATAAATATCTAAACAAGGTTATTGATATGATTGATGAGTATCGTTATTGAAAATGAATCCTGATAATTTTTTGTTACACGTACCATTTTTTACTAAAAATGAGTGTGAGGAAATTGTAAACTACATTGAAAGAAAAGAAAAATTTTTTAAAGAAGATGAGCAATCTCAAAAACTTCTTGAGGGAGCTGTAACTTACGGTAATACTTCCAACTCAACAAGATTGCATTCAAAGTATAATTTCTTTTTAGAAAATAAAAAATACATTCCAAGACTTAAAAAGATATTAGAAAAAAATTTCCCAAATTTGAATTACCCTCTTGCAGTGCAATCTTGGTGCAACCTTTATGCAAAAGGGCAGGGAATCAATTGGCATACACATAGATTGTTTGGAAATTTTGACTTTCCAAATTCTTTCACATCCAATGTATTTGTTGGTGGGAGAGAAGATATTGGAATTACATATGCATTACATCATGAGGGAGATATTCCAAGGTACAAGTATGTTAATGTTAAAAACAAACTTGGTCACATACAATTTGTAAAGTCTAATATTCATCACATGGTTAGATCAAATCCATATGATGAAACTAGGTATACTATAGGAATTACAGTAACGGAGTTTCATCCAGTTTGGGCTAGATCAATATTGAATATGAACGATTCTTTCTCAATACACGGAAACAATATTTTGATAATACCTGAAAAAGAAGGAGAAGATAAAACCAATTTGAATTACAAATAAATATCTGAACAATGTTCTTGATATGATTGATGAGTATAGGTATTGATTATGAAAATCCCTGGGTATATAATAACGAACCTTTTACTAGTGACAATATTGGGGACAACTTCGGTTTTGTTTATCTCATTACCAATAAGTCCAACTCACGACGTTACATTGGTAGAAAGTATTTTTGGTCGTTCAGAACGCCAAAAGGAAAGAAACGAAAAGTAAAATCAGAATCAGATTGGAAGAATTATTATGGATCTTGTCCAGAACTTAAAGAAGACATTGAAAAATTTGGAAGACAAAATTTTAGTCGAACTATCCTGTCATTACATAAAACAAAGGGCAAAACTAACTTTGAAGAAACAAGACAATTATTTGTCAATGGAGTCTTGACAGAATCTTTTGACAACGGAGAACCTGCATTCTATAACTCCAACATTTTGAATCGATATTTTAAAAAAGATTATTTCTGATGAAAGCATTAAATCATACTTACAATATAAGTTGCAAACCAAAATGTGAAAGTTGCAAAAAGGTTACTGATGATATCGTATTAATTGATAATTTTTTTGAAAACTTTGAAGAAGCAAGAAAATTTTTAAAAGGTAGGGATAGGTGGAAAACAATTCCATACCAAGGATATGCTAGTTCTGGATATAGAAGTTTCTTTCCAGAATGGATTGGTAAATCTTTACTGGAAAAGTATGTTAAGGGCAATAGAATAAAAACAGTTGATAATTTTCATGCTTTCACGGATTTTTACTATGATGAGAAACAATCTGTTTGGGGAATAGTAAATTCAAATTATTATCCTCATATTGATGATGTTAAAAAGGACAATACTTTACAGCATATTTGTTTAGTTA